AGAACTTGGCAAACATATTGGGGTCAAGTATGGGGTCGTCCTACATTTGTTATTGCGGCAGAAAGTGATTTTAGTGCGAGTGTAAGCCTAGCAAAAGACAGTAGACTAGTTTCCTTTGATACGACTGCTACTATGACTGTGGTGGCAGATGTTGGTGAAACAACAACAGCCACAGCAACTCTTAATTCTACTGCTAGTGTTAGTGCACCACTTGGTGTTCTTAGAGGACAGCCAGTTCAACTGGACAACACCACACAGTTTACAGGTAGTGGTGTTGTTGCATTTGGTGGTCCGCAGAATCTTACTGCAACCACAGACTGTTCAGCAACTGCAATCCTTGAGATTGCCGCAAGTGCTGACTTAATTGCCTCAACTGCACTAGACATCTTAACCAATGCAGAAGCGGCTCTAACAGCAACAACCAGTCTCTTTGGTATACCAAATGCAAACAGAGGCATAAGCCTAACACTACAAGGTGTAGGCAGTCAAAGTGTTATATCATTTGTTGGTGAAACAACACCTGCAAGTGCAACACTGGACAACACAGTTTCAGTTCAGTTTGTAGGAAACTACATCAAGAGAAATGTTCAGGCAAACTTACAAGGCATCAGTTCAACACTTGCAGTAGGACAATTAATTACATTTGATCCTTATCGTGAATACAACATTGAACAAGAGACTAGAACCCTTAAAGTCCTACCAGAAACAGGTGTTTTCTTGGTAGATCAAGAAAATAGGGTAAATACTGTAATACAGGAAACTAACGGCCTATTGGTCCCTCAAGAAACAAGACGCTTGGGCATTCCAATTAGCACATTTACAAGAAGGAGAGAACTGGCGTGACTGACATAACAGGATTCAAACAAGACATTGTCAGCAGTTATATTCCCAAAGACCCAGATAGCCAACTGACATACACTGTAGATTGGACCGATTGGATGCCCGCAGGCTCCACTCTATCAACTGTTGCAGTCGCAATCAGCACAATATCTGGTGACACTGACCCATTAACCAATGTGGTAAGTGGCATTGTTACATCAACTGAAAAGGCTTATGTAACACTGAGCGGAGGAACTGCTGGAAACATATACACAATTAAGGTAACAATTACCACAGACAACGGAGATATTGATGTAAGACGATTCCGTGTCAAGGTTGAGGAGCGTTATATCTAATGACTGACACGCCTGAAGAAGCAAAAAAACCGGATTACAAAGAAGTCGCAAAGGCTAACAGAGATCTTGTGAAAAGATTAAGTGAAATCCATTGCAGTCTTGAAGAAATCACAGCGGTTACAGGCATCTCCAAAGGCACACTTGAAAAGAAATACAAAAAAGAAATAGAAGAAGGCAAGGCAAACGGTAAATTGGGTCTAAGAAGAACACAGATGACTAGAGCAATGGATGGTGATCCAAGAATGCTTATCTTTTTAGGCAAGAACCTACTTGGACAAAGTGAAAATCCAATAGGTGGAGATAACAGTTCGCCTTTACCTTGGACAGACGAGGATATCTAATGGGTCTAAGCATTCCACAGGCAACAGTAGCCAAAAGCGACAAGAGATTTAGAACACTTGTGGCAGGGCGTCGCCTTGGAAAGACAACACTGGGCATTAGAGAAATATGCAAACACGCAAGCCAACCAAACAGAATCTGTTTTGCTGTTTGTCCTTCATACAGGCAAGCAAAAAATGTATGGTGGTTAAAACTAAAAAGAAAATTATTTCAATTGCATTGGATAGACAAAATTAATGAAGCAGAATTAACAATATATTTGAAGAATGGCAGTCAAATTGCTCTTAAGGGAGCAGAAAATTATGACAGTCTAAGAGGTAACAGGGTAGACTTCTTGGTAATGGATGAGGTTGCTGACATAAAGCCAGAAGCATTTTATGAATCAATCCGTCCTATGCTATCTGACTCAAAAGGAAGTGCCCTGTTCCTTGGAACACCTAAAGGCAGAAACTGGTTCTATGACTTATACACAAAACCAGAACAGGATGCAGAATGGGGCAGTTGGCAATTCACAACAGAAGAAGGTGGATTTGTTGATGAGGATGAATTAGAAAGTGCTAGAAAACTTCTTGATGAGCGTTCATACAATCAAGAATACAGAGCACAGTTTGTAACCTATTCAGGTGTTATCTATTACGCATTTGATAGAACAAAGAATTTACAAAAATGTGAAGAATACGATTTAGAAAAATGTGTGTTTCCAGAAATACTGCACATAGGCATTGACTTTAACATTGATCCTATGAGTGCCAGTGTGATGTATAAGAGACCAGATGGCATTCTCCACATAATTGATGAAATAAGAATTTTTGGGAGTAACACAGATGAACTTGTTGAAGAGATCAAGACGAGATATCCAAAGAGTAAAATATGGGCGTATCCGGATCCAGCAGGTAGACAAAGAAAAACTTCTGCCAGTGGATTGACTGACATAATTATTTTACAGAATGCAGGTTTTGTTGTGAAAGCACCAAACAGACATCCACCAGTTAGAGATAGAATTAACGCTGTGAACAGTATGCTATGTTCAACAGCAGGAGACAGAAATTTATTGGTTGACCCTAGATGTAGATTTCAAATTGAATGTCTAGAAAGACAAACATACAAAGAGGGAACAACACAACCAGATAAAGAATCAGGCTACGATCACTTGAATGACAGCCTTGGATATGCAATCTCAGTATTGAATCCACTGCGTCGTGATGTGAATACTGATAACCAACCAACAGTGTGGCGACACAGGATAGGAGAATAAAGGAATGAGTTATGATAAAATCACAGGCGGTAACGACCTGTATGACAGCAATTACAAAAGATGGAAATACCTAATACATTCGTATATGGGTGGCAATGCCTATAGAAAAGGAGAGTATCTCACAAGATACAATATGGAAACAGAAACAGAATACCAAGACAGGTTGGCTGTTACTCCTCTAGACAATCACTGCAAAGGCGTTATTTCTATATACAACTCATTCCTATTCCGTAATCCAGTATATAGAGAATATGGTAGCCTTGAAAACGATCCTATCCTAGAAGATTTACTCACCAACGCGGACCAAGAAGGTAGAAGTTTCAATGCGTTTATGAAAGATGTTAGCACATACAGTTCTGTCTTTGGAAGTTGTTGGGTGTTGGTTACCAAACCAAATTCAAATGCACAGACTCGTGCAGAAGAATTGATAAACGGTGCTCGTCCTTATCTTAGCCTTGTAAGTGCCCTTAATATGTTGGATTGGCGTTATGAAAGAAACGCAAATGGCACATACAAACTGAGTTATCTAAAATATATTGAAGACTATGTAGAGAATGAGGTTGTTTACAAAGAATGGTATGAAGACAGTATCATTACAACCATTGTTGACAGAGACAAAAAAGAAATTAACCAAACCATAGTTGAAGAAAACGGACTGGGTGTTATTCCTGCCACTTGCATATACAGTGAGAAATCACCTATGCGTGGTATTGGTGTTAGTGACATTGATGATATTGCAGATTTACAGAGAGCAATCTATAATGAATATTCAGAAGTAGAACAAAACATTAGATTAAGTGGACATCCAAGTCTAGTTAAAACTGCATCAACAGAAGCAGGTGCTGGTGCTGGTGCAATCATACAGATTGATGAAGGTATGGACCCAGGACTAAAACCATATCTGCTACAACCTACAGGCGCTTCAACAGAAAGCCTATACAACAGCATTGAAGCAAAGGTTGATGCCATTGACAGGATTGCACACCTAGGAGCAATGAGAGAAAACCGTGCTAGTACAATGAGTGGTGTAAGCCGTGAGATGGAGTTTCAACAGTTGAATTCAAAACTTGCTGAAAAAGGCGATATGCTTGAATTAGGTGAAGAACACATTTGGACCTATATTGCTCTATACCAAGGCAAGGAATGGGATGGCAAGATTGATTATCCAGACAACTACAACATTCAAGACAAACACTCAGAAATGGGTCTTATGAAATTGGCTACAGAAGCAGGTCCACAAGATCCTACAGTGAGAGCACTTATTGATTTGAGAATCAAAATGCTATTGGATGATGAAGATGAATTCTACTATGATGACATTGAAAGAATGAAGAAAAGAGCAGAGCGTAATGCAGAAATGGAACACGCTCCTATGACACCTCAAACATTTGACAGTCATCTAGCAGAAATGATACAACAGGGTTACACTATGGAACAGATTGCAGAACTGCATCCAGAGTTTCTTACAATACTAACACAGAGATTGGGTAATGCGCCACAGCAATCCAACAGTTAAACCCTACGAAGAAGAACAACTACAGACTCCCTGGTTATATTGGGAGCCTTTTGAGACTGATGATTTGGAGGCAATGCTTGAATATCACTTCCGTGCATTTATGGAAGAATATCCAAGATGGAAATATAGGCTATTCAAGGTATCAGCCAAAAGAAGTAAAAAGCATTTGCTGGCTATCACAAGGTTAAGCCAGGAATTGAAACGCAGGATGATGGAACAGACAAAACGCACACCTGCTGATATGAAGCAGATGCTGGAAAACCCAGATCTATAAGGAGAGCGATATGGCTATGCACAAAAAGAAAAAGAAGAAGTCAAAAAAGCGTGGTGGACGCAAGTAACAGCCGTTATTTGCCCAAACAACGCAGTTTTGAATAAATACTTTTACAAATTAACTCAATAGGAGGCAGTGTTACGATGGACACAGAACAAACCACGGCAGGCAATACGGAGATAACTGACGCTCCAGCCACAGAGACAGAAGTTCAGGCTAAACCGGAAGAAAAGTTTTACAGCCAAAAAGAATTTGATGATGCGATGGCGAAGATGAAACACGCAACATTAAATAAGGCTTTAAGACCCTACCAAGATTTGGGAGACATTGAAGAACTCCGTGCTTTGAAGGCAACGCAAGAGAAAGCGGCGCAAGAAGAAGCAATGAAAAAAGGCGAGTTTGACAAAGTCATTCAAGAATTGGCTTCCAAAAAGGACGCTGAGATCCAAAAGCGAGATGCTGTTATTAGGGAATACAAGGTGGATACACCTTTGGTAAATGCGGCAGCCAAATACCGTTCTATTAATCCAGAACAGGTTAAGGCGCTGTTAAAAAACAGTGTTAGGCTAGGTGAAACAGGTGAAGTTGAAGTAGTTGATGCAACAGGCACTGTTAGATACAACGACAACGGCACACCAATGGGAGTAGATGAATTAGTGGACAACTTTTTGAAAGAAAATCCACATTTTGTTAATCCAACACCAAGCACAACCAATACAAAAAGTTCCGTAATTAATGATAGCAAAGACTTTGATCCTAGCAAGTTGGATATGTCCAATCCAGAACATAGAAAACAGTATGCTGAATGGCGTCAAACCCAGAAGCAATACTAGCCTAAACTTAATATAAAGGAGACGAGAAATGGCTAATAATACAACTATCAACTCGGAACTTTTTACTAATCTCTTGGCAGAGGCTCAATTTGCGATGTATGAAAATTCAATCGCAAGACAGTTAGTGACTCCGTTCACTTTCCCTGCTAACAGTGGTAAAGTAATGCAAGTTCCAGTATATGCGGCAGTAACCGCTGGCGACCTTACAGAAGGCACAGCACCATCGGCTGCAGACACAAACACAACTTCAGTTTCAATCACATTGGGCGAAGTTGGAACTTACTTCCAAGTAACAGACTTCTTGAGAGACAGTGCTCAGCGTGATGTTATCGCTGACCTAGGTGCTCAGGCAGGTCGTGCTATTGCTGAAAAAATGGATACAGATGTGTTCGCACTTTTCAACAGTATCTCAGCATCAGTTGGAACTGAAGACAGTGCAATCACTGTTGACAACATTATGGAAGCAATCGCAACTCTAAGACAAGCAAAAGTAACTGGCCCATTATCGGCTGTTGTTGGTCCTAGACAAGCACTTCAATTGAAAAAAGCATTATACAATGCAGGTGGCACTGTTGCTACTGCTAACAACTATGGTGCTTCTATCTTAGAAAGAGGCTTCATTGGCACAATTGGTGGATGTTCAGTATACGAATCAAGCCTTGTTAAACAAGACTTAGATACTGACGCTGACGCAGAATTAAACACTGTAGGCGCAGTATTTTCACCAACTGCATTAGGACACGCAATCAGAGGCGGTGTAGTAATGGAAGATCAAAGACAAGCGGCTGCTCGTGCAACTGACATTATGATGTCTGTTGTTAAAGGCGAAGCGATCTTACAAAACTCACACGCAGTTAAGATTGTTGGTTCTGCAAGTGACTAATAAATAGTTTTGCAACGCTCGGCATATTGCGTTGTATTTCTAAAGTCTAAGGGGGTAGGAAACTGCCCCCTTTTTCTGTCTTTATATAATGAATTCCCTGGATTAGTATAAATACTATTAAGCAGAAGGACTGCTGGTAACATATAAAAATCATTGGGAGAAGGACTCCAGTTATGGCATACGCAACTATACAGGACCTACTTGACATTGATCCTACAATCACAGAATATGGTGTATTGGATTTTGATGCTGAGTTGGCAAAATCAGAAACAGAAGTAAATCGTCTACTATCAATAAGATGGTTTCCCTCATATCACAAAAATAGAACAGACATCAGATACTCAGATCTTGCAGTATTGATGGATACTTCAAAACTAGACCCAACCCAATGGACTAAAGCAACCTGCTATCACGCACTTGCATATCATATTTCACCCAAACTTACAAAACACGAAGCAGATCCAGATCGTTTTAGAATGATGATGGACTACTATGAAAAACGCTTTGAAGATGAGTTTGATTTATGTCTTAGAGAAGGCGTAAGATACGATGCAAATGATGATTCAGTCTTTCAAGATGTTGAAAAGACAGCAGATGTATTCCTACGGTTGAGGCGCTAGATGTCAAGTATCAGAGAAGATTTAGCAAACAATTTAATTGAGGTTTTGAAAGAAATACAAGACCCACGACCCATTCTTGTTACCAGAGAACCCTTCAATGTAGAAGAATTAGCAATTACACAGTTCCCTGCAATTCTAGTGCAGACAGGAACTGAAGATAGAGAACTGCTTACTATGGGTGCACCAGGCACAGGTAGAAAGCAAGGCACAATAAATTACAGCATCCGCGGTTTTGTTCGTGGTAATGAACTTGACACAAAAAGAAACTTCCTCATAGAACAAATAGAAGAAATACTTGACACAGACAGGCAAAGAGAAAAAACAAATATGGTGGTAATGGATTCAACCATTACTTCTGTTGAAGTTATTGAAAGGCAACCGCCCCTGGCAGAATTTGTATGCAACTATGAAATCACATACAACTATTTGGTGGGGACTAACTAATGACAACTATGATTAAAAACGGAATAGTCAAGGAAGTTCACGATGACAATGAAGTTGAAAAATATTCGCAGTTGGGCTGGCAAATACACACTGACAGCGACAGCGACAATTCAAAAGGAGACGCAGATGGCGATGATTAAAATACAAAAGGGTGACAAAACAAAATCTGTCAGCCCTGAACAGGTTTCGCACTATACAGATAGATTCTGGACGGTAGTGGAAGACACGGCAACAAAACAGCCTGCCGCTTCTAAATCATTCAAAAAGAAGGATGACGAAGAAAAGGTTGATAACGATGACAATGTAATTAAAGGAGAATAACTATGGCATCTTTAACAGGACACGCAGGCGGCATTTCTGTCAATGCACAAAATGTTGCTGAAGTGAGAAACTACTCAATTGAAATGACAAGTGATACAATTGAAGACACAGTAATGGCTGGAGCAAATTCAGGCAGAACATACAAAAAAGGCTTATCTAGTTTTTCTGGATCTGCTGATGTATATTGGGACGCAACACATTTTGGTGACTCAAGTGCACCTAACCTTGACGGTTTAGTCAATGGTGATGTGGCTGACGCCGCAGTAGCATTAAAGGTATTTCCTGACAATGCTGTTACAGGCACTTACTGGGGTGGAAACATCCATATCACAGGATACAGCATCACTGGATCTTTTGATGGAATGATTGAAGCATCAATTTCATTCCAAGGCACAGGCCAATTAACTTATACATCATAAGGTAGTTGAACTATGCGAATTGATGTAGTAGGCATCAATAAACTTACTGAGGCTTTGCAGAAGACTGTGGAAGCAACAGTAGAAAACACCGCTGAAGTCTTTGAGGTTGCGGCAAAGCGTAACACACCAATTAGGAGTGGTAACGCAAGACGCAATTGGCAACGACGCTCTAGTGATACGGGTTTTGCCGTAGAAAACAGAGTGCCTTACATAGAAAGACTTGAGCAGGGAAGTTCTAAACAAGCCCCAAGAGGTATTGTTAGACCCACTCTAAGAGAAACTAGGAGAAAACTGAAATGACAAACAAAGTCAACCCTATGGATAAAGTTACGGCGCATTTTAGAAATAAAATTAGCGGCGAAGCAAAATCCATCACTGTTCCTGAATGGGACAACTTAACCATCTATTACAAAACTTCTAACACACTTGAAGCAGAAGGTAGATTGGTTGAACTTGCACAAAAAGGCAAGACAATTGAAGCACTGGTAGAAACACTTATTACCAAAGCAATGGATGAAGATGGCAAGCCTATGTTCAAAAAAATGGACAAGGTGAGTTTTATGCACGAGGCTGATCCAAGTGTAGTAATCCGTGTTGTTGGTGAAATGAATTCAGCCAACGCGGACACCAATCTGGAGTTTGTAGAAAAAAACTAAGAGCAGATCCAGATCTGATGTTCGCATATAGGCTTGCGAAGGATTTGGGTCTGCTAGTCAAAGATGTGCTTCAGATGACGACTGATGAATTTTATGGATGGATTGCATTCTATAAGATTGAAGCAGATGAAACTAAAAAGGTTATGAACCGCCAAAAAGCACAGAGGAGATAGAAGTGGCACAGGAAATTATAGTAAGGTTTAAGGGCGATGCTGGGCAACTCAATAGAACTGTTTCAAGAGTAAACAGAAGTATTGGTAGGCTGGAAAGAAACAGCAAACTTGCCTCTAACAGCCTTGGTAGAATTCAACAGAGTGCTGGCAGAGTCTCTGATGCTCTTAAGATAGCGGGTATTGCCTTTGCAGGTTTTGTAACACAGAGAGGCATATCAGGTATTCTAAATGCTACACAACAAATGGAGCAGTTTAGAACCCAATTAACAACCTATTTGGGAAGCCAGTCACGAGCCAACGCAGAATTGGCCCGTTTGAGCGAACTGGCAAAAAGCCTACCACAGGATGTTAATGAACTTACTGAAGCATTTGTAATCTTCAATAGATTTGGTTTGGATACTTCAAATCAATCAATGAAAGCGTTCTCAAATATTGCGGCGGCTAACAGTAAATCAATCACACAGTTTGGTGAAGCGGTTGCTGATGCACTTACAGGTGAATTTGAAAGATTAAAAGAGTTTGGTATCAAGGTATCAACTGAAAATGGTGTTTACACTGCTAGAATTGGTGAGGACCAAGTGGCAGTATCAAGAAGCACTAAAGATCTTATCGATCAATTGAAAGCACTTGGTGAAGAAGGTGGTAGATTTGGGAATGTAACAATTGGACCACTTACATTGGCGATGTCAAACTTCCGTGGTGCTATATTTGAAGCAAGTGCGGCATTGGGTGAAGGCGGATTTGGTTTAGCCATTGCTGATACAGTTACAGAAATAACCAAACTAATCACAGAGAACGACAAACTAATCACAAAGATAGGTGACGGCTTAACCAAGGCATTTTTATATGCCAAAGAAGCAATGATCCTTGTGTTCAACAACATTGAATTGATAGCAAAAGCATTTGGTATCCTAATTGGTATCAGTGTTGCTCGTTGGGTGCTGGGTGTTGCGGCGGCATTTGGAGGTCCTTTGGTTGCAGGTGTAACCATAGCGGCAAAAGCCATTAAGGCACTGACACTGGTGATGTTGAGAAACCCTATTATTGCAGGTGCGGCAGCCATTGTTGCAGGTATTGAATACTTTACTGGTGCAATATCAGGCATTGGCGAAGAACTAGGATTGATTGGTGAAGACAGTGCTCTAGATGATTTAGTAACACAGGGCAAAGAATTTGCAGGATTGGTAGAAGACAAAATTGTTGGTGGTATGGAAGAATTCTCAGGTGTAACAGCCAGAGTAGATGAACAGTTTGCCAACATCAAAAAACGCACAGAAGAAACCAACAAAGCAATGAGCGAAACTGAAGCCAAAGCGGCGGCAGTAGCAGATGCCAATGAAGCGGCGGCTGAAGCAGAAAAAACCAAAGTAGATGAATTCAAAAAATACCTAGATGGTAAGACAGAAGAATATCGTGTAAGCCAACTAACAACTGTTGAACAAGAAAAAACAAAATTAATTCTTGATGCACAGAAAAAATTAGGTAGAGATCTTACAGATATTGAAAAAGAAAAATTAAACCTTATTGTTGACAACAATGAAAAACAGAAAAAGGTAACTGAAGAACTTAAAAAGCAGGCAGATGCGGCAAAGGAAATTGCTGATTATATTGAAAGACAGAGTAAAGGTCCAACTACTATTGAACTGTTACAGACTGCTGTTTCAACAGAAGAAAGATTACAAACACCAAGCGAAGCGGCACTTAACGCATTTGAAGAAGAACAAAGAGCCTTAGAAGCCGCAAGACGCGAAGGCTTGATGGATGAACAACGCTATCAACAAAACATAACAAGACTCAAAGAACAGTATGCAAAAGCACAGATAGACATTGCCAGAGAAAAACGAGAACAAGAAATTGAACAGGCAGGCATAACCAACAGTGCTATCAGAGGTGCTCTGCAGGATCAACTTGCATTTTCAGAAATGATTGCACAGGGTGGTGTAAAAGCCGCTGAAGGTGTGCTAGGAAGTTTAACTTCAACACTAGGTGCAATGGCAGGACAAAACAAAAAGGCATTTGAAGCCTACAAGGCACTATCTATTGCACAAGCATTGATATCAACTTACAAAGCGGCATCAATGGCTATTGCATTTCCACCAGGACCACCAATATCACTGATTTATGTTGCAGGTGCTATTGCGGCAGGTATGGCACAGGTAGCGGCTATTAGAAGCCAACAGTATTCAGGTAGAGCATTGGGTGGACCTGTTATGGGTAACACACCTTATATGGTTGGTGAGAACGGACCGGAACTGTTTACACCAGCAACATCAGGAAACATTACCAGAAACGGCGACTTGGAGACAGGACGACCCGTAAATATTACATTCAATATTAATGCTATTGATTCACAGGGCATAGATGAACTTCTAGTAGATAGAAGAAGTGTTATCACACAGATAGTTTCAGATGCTATGTTGGAAACAGGGCAAAGGAGTAGATTCTAATGGCAGATTTAGCAGGGTTTTTCCCTAACACACCTGGATTTTCAGCAATTGATTTCACAGTGAATGCACCAACACTAACAACAGAAACAAATTCAGGTAAAACAAGAAGGGTTGGATACGGACATCAATTTTACAGTTGGAAGTTGAGTTATCCACCACTATCACAATCACAGTTGGCACCAACAGCAGGCTTTCTTGCACAGACATATGGACCACTGTTGAGTTTTGAAATTGTGTTACCAGAGATTTCATACACTAGCCTAGCAGGACAAACAACACAGACAATTACAACTTCACAGACAAGAGCAGTTGGTGAAAAAGATGTTACAATAGCAGGAGCAAGTGGTATAGAAAACATACTAGCCGCAGGCGACTTCTTCAAGTTTTCAGGACATTCAAAAGTCTATCAATGTGTTGCAAATTGCACAAGTGCAAGTGATGGAACAGCAACACTATATTTTGCAGGAGGTTTAACTACTGCATTGGCAAGTGGCGAAACACTTACAATTACACAGGTTCCTTTTACAGCGGTGCGTGAAAATGATGCACACCAAGTAACAGTGGGTCTAGGAGGTTTGAGCCAATTGCAAATAGATATGAGAGAGACTTGGTAGATGAAAACATACCATCAAGATGTAAGAGATGAATTTTACAGAGATCATACCTTTGCGGTTGACCTCATTGAAATACAAATTCAAAACGGTGCTGGTGCAAGTGACTGTTTATATCTTGCCAGTGGTGGTATTGACATAGCATTTGATTCAACAACGGCACCTGATGCAGGCACAAATTCATATTCAGCACAGGGCGAATTTATTTCATACACAGCAATTGATGAAACATTTGATGTTGTTGTTGGCAAGTTTCAAATCACACTGAGTGGTTTACCAAGCGGATACATTGACAAGTTTATTGGCAAGAATGTAGAAGGACAGAGAATTGTAGTCTACAAAGCATTTATGGATCTGAATGATTTTACAATTATTCAATCACCAATTCTTATGTATGATGGCACAATCTACAATGTAGCCATTCAAGAAAACCAAAACACCTGCACAATTGGATTGGACATAACAAGCCAGTTCGCAGACTTTGAAAGAACAGCAGGTAGAAAAACCAACAATTGGAGCAACTGGTATTTCCAAGATGCCAAATACGATACAGCAATGGAAAAAACAGGTTATGTTGGTAACACAGAATTTTTATGGGGTAGAACAGAATGATAGCAAGAAATATGGCGGCCCACGAAATAGATGTTACATACAATCTGTTTAGACAGTATTGTCTAGAAGCGGCAGAAGTAAAACCAGAACTAGATGAACAGTGGGACAAGACATCAGTAATTGAAACAATTAGAGAAAGAAATATTCATCCTGAATATGTTTGGATCAATCTATTAGAAGGCACAAGACCCGTTGGCTTTATCAGTGGCAGTATTACACAATGTCCTTGGAACAAAGAAATATACTATGCACACATCGAATTGATATATGTGTTAGAAAGCCATAGAAACATTAATAATTTTAAGATGCTCACAGATGAATTTGAACAGTGGGCAAGAGGTATGGAAGCAACTGTTATATCAGCAGGCGACATTGGTATTGATACACAAAGAACAACCAAACTTTATGAATCAATTGGCTTTGAAGCAGGCTGTTTCTTAACCAAGGAGTTGGCTGAATGAGTTTCGTAAAAAAGGCAGTTAAGAGTGTTGTAAAAGCAGTCACCAAGGTAGTTAAAACAGTCGTAAAGGCTGTTGTTGATGTTGCAAGTTCAATTGTTAATTTTGTAACACAACCTTTCGCAGGACTGTTTGGCACACCTGACATACCTTCAGCGGATCAAGCCGCGGCACAAGAACAAGGTGTTCTAGTTCAAAAGCAGGGCAGTAATCTCAACATACCAATTATCTATGGTTATAGAAAAGCAGGTGGTATTGTAACCTATGCAGAAACAGGCAGTGCAGACAACAAATATCTTTGGGTTGCCTATGTGCTAGGTGAAGGTCCTATTGAAGGATTGAAAGAAGTATTCATTGATGACTATCAAATACCAGAAGAATATATTCCACTACTAAACAACGGACAGAATGTAAACATAACCAAAGGCAAATACAAAAAC